ACTTAGACATCAAAGGACCATTCTCCATCGTATGCATACTTTTTTGTGGTGCTATTTCAGTAATCATCTTATCAATATCTGGATCACGACGGCTAGGAGTAACGGCTCTACCTACACGATTTACGCTACTACCTTTTTTAAATTCCATGCCCTTACTTGTGCGGCTAAATTTCTTAGCGACCTTAGATGAAATACCTACTTTTTTAGCAAAAGCTGGGCTATGCGCAGCCGCATCCATTAGCTTTTTTTGCTTGGCACTTTTAGCTGGCATTTCTAACTCCCATTAACCTATCTAATTTTTCATCAAGTCTATCTAATCGATCAAGTACTCGATTGATATCAGCATGAACTTCCTGTTTTGTAACGTATTCCTTAGCAACTTCTTCTCTTGTTCTATTTAAGAGAATTTGAATACGCTGAATCTCATCTGACTTTTCTTTTAATACCCATCCCATCCCTGTTAATAGCAGAGATAGGAGAGCGTTCCATAGCATCATTTCCATGTCAGCAAATCTTGCAGGGCTTGTTTCTAGCTTGCCCGCAGCCACGAGGAGTTACTGAGCCGCCTTTAGCCATTTTTTTCATATAGCCGCCGCCCATCTTATATTCCATCTTTTTTGATTCGCCACCATACTCCATGTCCGAATCCTTCATCATGCTGCCATCAGGCATTTTGTGCATCTTTTTCATTTTCGTATCCTTACGCATAGAAGAAGGTGGCTGCAGTAACGCCTGTAAGAACAGCGTAAGAGCCGTTCTCACATAAAATACCGTCTTCTGGAAGATGAATATAAGTAGTCGTGCCTGACGCAGCCGTATCAATAGTGCATACCGCAGTTCCGCCGTTGCCATTGTTGACAACAACGGAGCCTGCTGCTACGCCGGGAACTATGTAAATACCTCTTACACGGGAGCGACCAGCGAAAATAGCGCCGCTAGCTGCTAGTCTAGTGCTCTTGACATCACTTGCAAATCCCATAACAGCCTCCTATTAGGCTGTACGAGTAAATACGTATGCCGTTGCGCTAGAGAACATCAAAGTGAAACGAGCAAGACCCGTAGCACCCGCTGCAATGGTCAAATCACCAAAGCTACCTGCTGTATCAACCGCTGCGCTGGACAAAATGCCGTTAGTAGCTACCGCCATAGTCACAGTTGATGCACCCGCAGTGTTATCGACATACAGCTCTAAAACTGTGCCTCTAACAGCACCGATAGCAGTACCGAGTGCCGTGCCCGTAGGAAGAGTAATTGTAGTAGCTGCTGCTGAAGTTGAAGTGATGTAACCAGTAGCAACTTGCTCCGCGGTAGCTGTAGCTGTCGCGTTAATCGCAGCAGTTGTGGGGTGGTTTTGATCAGTAAAAACCAGATTGGTGGTAGTTAAATTGGTAACGCTGGTAGTTGCACCGAATGTAGCGTCAATAGTAACAGTACCTGTGGTGCTGTTAATAGAGATGTCCTGAAAGCCATTTTCCGAACGTACTGGACCAGTAAAAGTGGTATTTGCCATGAAATTGTCCTCACATGCGAGTTAGAGGCGTATCTGTCTGCATGTCGTCAGCCGGGGCTGTCAGATACACCGGAGTTCCCGGAATAATATGTTTATAGCATAAAAAGAACAAAAAGCAAACATTCTGACCAAATAAAAAAGGGAGCCGAAGCTCCCTTTTATCTTACATTACGCTGCGCCTGTTGAACCATAAATTCCACGAGGATCAGACCAGCCGAAGCTATAACGCTCACGTGCCTTGTAGCGCACGTTGCCAGTATCAAAATCACCTTCAAAGGCGGTTTTGAGTGGCGAACGCTGGAACATCTTCATGCCGTTAGGTGCATCAGTCATCAAGAACCAAGCATCTGGATCTGTCAGGAAGTGATTAACCGCATAGCCCTGTGGAACCATGCCCATCGAACGGATTGCGTTGATGTCATTATCCGCAGTTGCAGTACGTAGAGTAGATTTCATCAAACGCTCTGCCGTAAACTGCAGTTGTGAAGGGATAACCATTTTCACAACGGACACAGCTACCTTCAAGCCACGTTCGTCTGTGAAACCAGCGACATCAATAATACCTTGCTCAAGCGAGGTTTCATTCAAGTCGGCAGCTACAGCCGGAGTATTGCTGAAGTTAGGGCCAAGTGCGGTTGGGTGTGCGCTGTTGCACAGAGACACGCCGTCACCACCGTTGTAAGAACCACCAGTATTAAACGCATTGTTCAATACTGAAGCTGCTTTAACTTGCTTGGTGTACTGAATCGAACGAGCAAGGGCGCGTGTGTAACGCTTAGACAGACTATCGTAGAGGTTATCTTCGATAGCTTCTTCGGTCAGAGCAAACGCCAAAGCGATGGTTTCATGAGTGTAACGAGCGGTGAACGATTCCAAAGCGGTATCGTACTGAACGCCAGCACCTTCATTTTTGGTTGGGGCTTCATTAAAGCCTGTCAACATCACTTCTTCTTCAAACGCACGATCAGAAGTCTCAACCGAGAAGATCTGTGTGTGTTCGTTTTCGTAGCGACGATATTCCATGCCGAACAAAGCGTTCAAGCCGGGCTCTAGTTCTTTAACTAGTTGTGAACGAGAAATAGCCATGATTACGCTCCGTCAGCAGCAACACCAACACTACCATACTGGTGTTGATTGAGTTTAACAATAAGTACTGCATACTGGCCCATTTCGTTACTAGGCGTATTTGACAGACCAACAATTTTCATTGTCAATGCTGCTGTTTTTGCAATAGTAGAAGAAAGAGTGCCGTTAGAAACACCAGTTATGGTGCTACCAGTGGTTGATGCAGTAGGATCAGCATTTTTACCAATGTCAGCTTGTGTTGGAGTACCGGCTGCTTGAATCATAAACAACTGATTTGGATCGTCCAATACATCGGCAGTAATTACACCAGACGTGATGTTCACTGAACCGGGGTAGTAGTTAGACCATGTAGGCTTACCCGAAGTTGGATCAGTGTAGTTACAACCATTAAATACACCAGTAGGTGCAGCGTGGGTGGATGCATCATACTTAATGATGTAGCCGTCATATACAACAACCAAGTCGCCTTGGAAGATTGCGCCAGCTTGGTTGTCCGCAATTTGATAGCCATATTGCTTCTGTGCACCAGTAGCAGAAAGGTTACCAACAGGGCGCAGACCAAAAGGCTTATTTACGTTTGCCATTTGTAGCTCCTAAAATAAAATAAATACCGAATTAACGGTTTCCAAAAGTAGTGCGAGAATTCCTTTCGGGATTCTGTATACGCATTGTCGAATGTGCGTTTTCACGCATCAGTTCGTTGTCTACCGATTTAATCTGATCCTGTGCCTTCCGTCCATAATGCTCGTTACGTTCTGCAACTGTTTCTTCAGGAATTCGAGCAAGCAATAAACCGCCTACAGAAATCACGCCAGCATGTTTACCATCTTCAATGGTAGGCATGGTGTCACGATATTCTTCTGATAGTTCTTCATTGCGAACGAGTTCATACCCTTCGCGAAGACGACCATAGACGTGTTGCTTGTCATCAAATCCGTTGATTTCAGCGCGAATCCAACGGTGCTTGTAACCGGGAGGGGCAGGTGGCGCATCCAAACGTGAAGGAGGAGCCCAAGGTTTGCGACGTGCTTCCTTCTCACGTGTAGTGCGAGGAGCGCGGTCGATAGTAAGTTTCTGGTCAGCCATGATTTAATCCTTCACATATTTGGCATATTCCTCGAGAGGAACGCCGAGTTTTTTTGCGATAGCAACTTGACTTGGTGATAATCTCACCGTCCGACGTGCACTGTTATTTATCCCAGAACTACGGGTAGCAGGGGCAACGGATGGCACGGTATTCCGTTGTCTGTTAGTTTGAACAGAAGGTTGAAGTTTCTGTGGAAACTCCGAACGTAACCTGTTATCTAATTCAGTATAGTACTCGTCTGTATCTGCGTCAATTCCTTCTTCCTCAGTCAAAGACTGATGAATTCCCCACGCAGCATACGTCAGAACACGATCTTTGCCAAACCACTCATTCCTAGCCGCCCATTCTTCCGCTTTTGGGCTAGGAGGTGCAGCCTGTGGAGCTTGTCGAGGCTGCTGTTGTGGCTGTTGGTATTGTTGCTGCTGTGGCTGTTGTTGCTGTTCTTGCTGATACTGCTGTTGAGCCATCCACTCAGAAATACGTCGTTGCTCATACGATAAGTCCAACAGTTTTTCCTGCGCTTCTGTCTCGGTATCAATATCGCCTTCTTCTCTTGCTCGTCTAATAATAGCGCGGAGAGTAGCTTGCTGGGTGTCCATCCTAGTCTTAGTCTCTGACAGCCTACTGTTATCTGTCTGAACCAGCCTAGTTTGAAGATCAGTAGCCTGAGCCTGAATCCCTCTAGCGTATTCCAAAGCTGCCTGCTCTCGGCGCTCTGCTTCCCGCATCTTTGCAGTGAGCTTAGAGATACGTTTTTGAACAGCGTCACTAACAGTATCAAGCTCTGCTTTATGGGAGGTTTCTTGTTCTGGTTCTTCTACAGAAGAAGGTTGTCGCTCTGTTTCGACAACAGAACCTTGGTTCTCTTCTTCCTCTTCCATTACGGATACCGAAGTCTCTACTTCGCCATCCCCTAAATTAAATTCCAACTGTGAATCAGGTACTGAATTAGCCATAACTTACCTCACATATGCAGAATGTCTTCTGGGTTGTTTATATTGGCTAAAATTTCGTCATCGTTAAGAATACGAATTTCGCCGCCATCCAAGCCTATACGCGCACCCGCGTAACGACCAAAAATTACCCAATCGCCTTTTTTACACCATGCGCCATTAGGAAATTTAACCTCATCACGATACGCCAAGCCACCTACCGCTAATACATAGCCACAAACAGTGGTCAATTGCTGGCGCTCACGTGTCTGATCCGCCAAAACAATACCACCTTTGGATTTTTCTGCACCACGATAAGGGAGGACAACAATCCGCCAACCTGTAGGCTGTGGAATACGATCAACAACAGACTCGTCAATGTTTTCTACGACAAGACTACCGTCATGGGTATAGGCATCATCTAGGGTAGGACCTGTTTCTTCCTTTTCCTTTGCCCACTTCTCTTCTAAAGCATTCGCTGTCATAAGGGTCCTTTAATCTATGAAGGTATCTTTAAGAAGACTAGCAATCTTCTCTTCGACAAATTTGTACCCCTCTAGACGACCCTGTAGGAACTTATATTGTTCCATATCACGAACACCACCACCCAAGATGATGTCCTCCGTTTGCTTTTTAAGCGAACGAAGTTCGTGTAACACTTTCTCTGTGAACTCAAGCATGGAATTACTCCAAGAACGCAGATAGTACAGGCCCTATCCGAAGGCTACATGCATATTATGCATGTATATTTGTACAAAGACACTAAAATTATGTAATTTTTACTTTTTTAAATGCGTCTTTCCTGTAAACAAAGGTAGGACGTGGTTCCCCAATTGTTTCACGTGGAACAACCTTTGGTCTAGGCGGTAACTTTCTTGAAAGTTTTACCAAATTTGGTTTTCTATTGGACATTACTATTCCCCTTGACTAGCGTTACGGCGTTTCTTTCCTTGGCTGTCTGTGCTGCCTGCTGTAATCGAGCCTGATCAACAGCCATATCATTGTTTTCCTTTTGCTGATCAAGGGTCATACGCGCCTGATCCATAGCAATCTTGGCCTGATCCCGCTGTGCAGACTGTGCAAGCTCCTGTTTCTTCAGTTCTATCAATGGATCTGTAGGTGGCTGGTTAGCACCAGACAACTGCTCCTGCAAAGCTTTCGCTTCTTGATAGAACTCAGCTGCTTTCAATGCAATCATTGCCTCACGTTGCAAGGCTGACACCAATTTGTCTGGATCCATGCCATATTCCCTAAACAACTGGGCTTCCACAAACTCTTCCGCCTTGGTTTTGACGTGCTCTAACAGGTGTTTTTGCAGATTTATCACAACATTTGGCATTGAAGCCACCGAAGGAGATAGCCCAAACAGCAAATGCGACAAAATATGCGCATCGTGCTGCTGACCAGCAAATACCTTCAACGGTGATCCATCCAATGCCTGAGCGTTCTCGCTCATCGGGTCTTTTGGCTTGTCAATCTCTTGGCTATTTAGCAACCCATCGATGTCCCGCACTCCAATCGCCTCATACATGCGGCGATAAGCTTCGTACATGTTGTGCATTTGTGGAGCGCTTTGCGCTAACTGCAACTGCGTCTGTGCCATCGTAATACGCTGGGCTACAGAGAAAATATTAGGGTCAGATACAGGCAGAATATCAATACGATCATCAAAATCAGAACGCTTGATCTTGCGACTCTCGCCCGGCACGTCGTACGGGTACTCATCTGGCAGGTATTCCGCAAAACCTTTTGCCAACAATTGAAATTCAAGCTTCTGGCTGTAATGCAAGCGCTTATGAACCGCCGACATCACCATTGAGCCCTTCTCCAGCAACGCAATCGTTGTACCTACCGCTGCATTCTGGTTACTGTCGCCAACCTGCAAATCGGTAATCGATGCAATACGACGACCCGCGTCTACACAGAAACCCAACAACGCAAACAACGTCTGGCTAGGCTCTTTGTACGGCAAAGGAAGCATAGAGGAAGTCAATTCCATACCACCCGCATCCATATCTCGCCACTCACCC